CTTAATATGAATCAAGTCGTTTAATTCGACGAAGAATTATGTAAGAACATTTTAGAACATGCTCAACGCAAGTGATAATATGTTGGCCAGGTTCGCGAGAAAACCATTTGCGAATTTCGAAGGAGGCGAGTTTTCTCAAGTCGGAAACACCGTGGAAGAAATATTAGGCCGGCTCTGCGTCCTTCGCAGAAACCAGAGGATAGTCGACGTGGGCTCGCCCATAGACGGTATGGAGATTCCGAACTCGTTTCACCTGATGAGAGATCACGAGATGTACGTATTGAACATCGCGAGACCTAACGACGACCTCGGCGCCGTCGAGAAAGAATTCAAAAACTTTACCGTCCACAAGACGGACACGATCGATATTGACGACATTCTCAATGAACATAATTTCCCGGTGGAGTTTGCATTGCTGTCTCTTCACACGAAAGAAAAGAACGAACGCGATCTGTGGACCACGATGAATAATTACAAACCATACGTCGTGGTCATTCCCATAGAACCGCGCATTGCACCCCATTGCGATTTCGGAGGAGACCGACCCGGATTCAAGACGATGAACGAGTTTGCGTCCGCGAAAGGATACTCGCCCGTGGCACACTCCGGCAATCTCATGGTATACGTTCGCAACGATCTCCTCACCGTGGCGGGAGTCAAGAAAATCGCACTATTGTCGCCGGATATGTTTTTCGACTGGCACACTCATAATACGCTCATCAAAGACGATCAATCGTCGTCAACAAATAAGTATTTGAAAACATATACTCTCGGGTGAAGAATGATTTTGCTCATGAGACATGGCGAAAAACTGAACAAGGAGTTGTCATCGCAAGGACACATCAGAGCAGACTATCTACCGACGTATTTTAGGGATTTCAGGCCGGATGGAGTGGCTCCTCGATCATGAGTTCGCCATTTTGAACTCGTTTCCAGATTCGTTCGTTTCGAGCTTTCGTCATATCAACATTGTTGATGTGTTTGTCAAGATTACAATCGTAACAGCACGTGACAACATTCTCAGTGACGTAACCATTCTCTGGAATCACACGATCTATGCCGAACCATGTCATCGGCGATCGATGACAATACTCGCAATCGTCAAGGATCATCTGTTCCCATTTTTCTTTGGTCAGTTCAAACGGTACCTCTTTCTTATTCGCTTTTATTTTGTAATTCCCCATACTCGGTTTGGTCTGGTTCACGTACCAAATGTTTGTGACATCATCAACATATTCGCCACAAGAACGATAACATGCCTTTCTTATGAACATTGATGGGTTCGCATAACCTTTGGAAATATTGCATCCGTAACAACATCCGACGCAATTTTTCAACGTGTGGTCGAGAACCGAGTTTAGTCTGTCAATCGTGGTAGCGATATCTCCACAGTAATAACACCCTTTGATCATCAAGCCAAACATGACGTCGTTCGTTAAGTCATCACAATACGGATGTTTATTCGCTTTAGCACTTCTCTTAATCGCATCACACCACAGATCCCATTGTTGTCTATCAATGATAGATCCTGACATTACTGAATCATATGCATTCTGCGTTCTGTCATCGAGATATTTTTTCTGCTGTTCTTTCAGTTGTTCTTGGTTATTCTCGTAATATTCTTTATGTTTTTTATTGAGTCGATCTCTATTTTTATCATAATACTCTCTCTGTTGTTCTTTGAGTTTCTCCTCATTTCTTTCATAATATTCTTTCAGTTGTTCTTTGATTTTATCATCATTGTCTTCGCGATATTTTTCCATATACGATTTTCTCTTCTTCGGATCTTTATACGGCATTTATCTAAACTCAGAATTCACTATTCGTATAAGTTATTTTGTTGATACGAAGATAACCGGGTCCAACGACATAACATGTTTACCCTTTATTTCACGAAAACATGAAATAGCCTATCAGAGCAGTTAGACCCACGCCACCCGCTATAGCGGTGGTCTTCGAAAATCCGTACGTTTCCTGGAATTGTCTGTCGTATTCTAGTGCTTGAGTTCTCTTCGTATGCCGCAATTCCTGTTGCTGTTGCTGCATCGAAATTTTATGTGCCTTTGCTTCGGCTTGAAGACGACGCCGTTCCACCTTCGCCTGTCGCTTCGAAAGTTCCGTGGACGTTCTCGGCGAAAACTGGCTGCCTCCGGTGAACACGTCGCGAGATGACGATGCGCGCCTACTGGACGATCTCTGTGGCGATGACGATCTCTGAGGCGACGATGATCTTTTCGGAGACGATGTCCGTTGTGAAGACGGACTGCGATACGAAGATTGACTCTTCGGAGCACTGCCAGCTCCCTTCCACTGAACCATTTGTCTTGATGAACTCATTTTACTATATGTGTATATATTTATATTATATTAAAGAGCCTCATATCCATAAAAATGCTTTTTTTTCATGAACTCGTTGATAATACTTCTATTCTTTCTATCGTATTGAAACAACGTCTTGTGGCTATCTCCGTGTTTCTGCAGTTTGATTTTGTTGATCTTCTGCTGAACCTCCCAGATAGGTCCGAACAACATCCGAATCCTCCAGCTATACTCGCCTCCGGGAACTCGTATGGCGTCGTTTATCGGACTTCCTATCTGCTGCGTGATGTTCCATTTGTTCACGTTGGAATATTCGTGATAATTCACCTTGGGCGGGAAACACACGGCTCCGCGCGGCCATTCGACGAGAGCGACGCCCATCGCAGCTTCGGGAGTCTTCGCTATCACGAACCCACTATTCGGATACGACTTATTTTCCATCGCTCTCCACGTGTCGCCGGTCCGGATGAGTTGGATGATGATGTCGTTGAAAAAGGTGGAAGACAACACCTCGACGACTCCGTACGTGAATTTAGAGGGAATGTTGATTTTCACAAAATAGTCAACGACTCCGGGGGACACGTTCTTGATCTGCTTCGTGTGAATTATGTCGGACACGAACATATCGTTCAGACACATCACGCCCTCGTCGTTACGCTCGCCAGGAATACACTCGGAAAACAACTTCGTCGTGATGAGAATGGAATTTTCGTCGGCGGCCACGTCGGAGATTTCGTCCTCCATCCGCATCTCGCGATTGCCGTTCTCCGTCAGTTTGCGCTGACACGCGAGTTCTCCTCCGTGCAAATCGAACGCCGCAGAAGTCCCGAAAGTCCCGCGAGTCGTGAGCGTGGGAGCCGCAAAGTTTACGCCGTTGTACGTGATCTTGAACACTCCAGAGTTCAAGTGCTCCGCGAAGTCTATCGACGCCATTCCCGAGGACGTCGGGATGTTCATGGAACACAAATTCGCCACGTATATCACGTTTCCATCCTGAACGTATCGCGGCTGAAAAACGTCGCTCTTCTTTATTGTTTTAGAGGGTCTCTTGAGTTTTGGTCCGGGCGTTGTGATGATGTGAATGACGTTTGGACGCCCATTGGCGAAAACGCTGAGAATGTTATCTTCCATTTACAAGTATCAAATATTTTTTAAGAATAAAAAATGATTTCGTAATTCAATACACCATGTGCTCCGGCATTCGCATCATATCCGAGAATGGCGTCATAATTGTCGGCCGTACTTTAGAGTTCGGCCAGAACATCCTCAAATTCAAAAAGTTTTCGAAGGGAAACATTAAGGGCATCTCAACTCCAGACGGAAAAATTTTGGATGCGATAAATCAAGCCGGATTGGTCGTGTTTCTTTTCTACTTCCCGAAGATGGCACGTTATGGAGGTCCTCGCATGGACAAATTAAACATCAAACCAACTGATTTTGCCTCTTATCTTCTCGAGAAAGCACAGACCATCGACGACGTTGTAGATCTGCTCCCGAAAGTCAATTTGATACAAGAATTATATCCTCCATTTATAGGTTCGCCACCCGTACATTGGTTGATCACTGACGCAAGTGGAAAATCTATAGTACTCGAGCCCACTGGTGAAGGCGAAATCACAGCGTACGAAAATACTTTAGGAATATTTACAAATTCCCCATCATTCCCCGAACACGTTCGCGAGGCCAACGAAGCCTTGAAGAAACTCAGTCCGTTGAGTAATTCCAATGCCATAAGTCAGGGCACAGGCGCCGTGGGGCTCCCTGGCGACTTTTCGAGCGTATCAAGGTTCATCAGACTGGCATTTTTTGCCGAAAACGTAGTGAAACCTAAAAATTCTGCAGACGCAATTAACACAATAGTACATATTCTCAATAATTTTGATATTCCGATTGGTGCGGTCGCCAGCGTGGATCCTAAAACAGGGAAGCATGAATACGAAACAACTCTGTACACTTCGTACTATAACGTTACAAGTCGTCAAATTCTGTATAAAGATTACAACAATCAGCAGATACGCGTTATCAACTAAATCTTTGTGTACGACCACTTGAAACCGTGAGCAGATTTGCGATCGCCACAAGCACACATTCGTATCACGGTCCCGGTCTCGTCTTTTTTGTTCAAAAACCGTGCAGCTTCTCCTGACGATCCAAAAGATCTGATGAAATTATCACCAAGGTCGTATTGATACACTCTTTTGGATCTGTGATTTTTCTCCCCTTGTATTGATTTTGAATGTTTTTGTTTAGTTTCTTCGGACCGAGTTTTTCCATACCAATAACTTTTGTCGCCTTGTTTTACTTCCTTCATTTTTTGAATTGTTTCCTCTGTGTGTTTTTTACCATACATCGGATGTTTATCACCTTGTTTTACTTCTTTCATCTTGTTAATCGTATCCTCTGTATGAGTTTTACCATACCTTGAATTTTTCTCCCCAATATGTGCTTCTCTATTCTTCTGTTTTGATTCCTCGCTTGGTTTACCATTAGCACCACCTTCCTTGAGATTGTATCCGTTCGGCGATAGAGTCCCGAGAACTTCCACCATCAACTCTTCATGATCGTTCAATTCTTCGTCCGGACACTCGTACCAATCTTTCTGAAAGTTATCCCACCCATACTTTTGTATTGCATTGTAAATCGCGCGACATTTGTTACTTGGTTTCAGATGTTGCTTCCAACGTTCTTCCACATTGCTCTTGATAGTCTGTCCGATATACGATTTTCCGGAGGGTGACGTGAGCATATAAATGAATCCCATTATTCTGTGATTTTTACATGATGTGAATACTATTTAATTCCATGTTTGTTGATATGGATCAAACGACAAGACGATCGTACAACTCAGGACGACGATCCCTGAAAATTCCCCAAAATGCCCGGAATTTCTCGTTATCCTTCATATCGAACTCGTAATTCACATATCCCTTCAGAGGTACTGGAGAGGGATCGGGATTGCCATGTTCTGGCTCGCCTCCAACTTGCACCACGATGGCACCCTTGTTGTCCGTGATAAAGGATCCTCCATAAAAATCGATCTTCGTCTTGCCAAAACGCTCCCTACCGATACGATTTGATACGGCAATTGGCACACCATTAGCTGCAGAATGCCCCTGAATGACTCGCGCCCAGTGTAGATATGTTTCTCCATTCGGAAATTCTGGTTCTGAACCAATTGCTGTCGGCATCACGATGTAATCGGCGCCTTGGAGAGCAAGAGCACGCACAGCCTCGGGGAACCATTGATCAAAACATATCAAGCAACCTAATTTTCCATATAGCTTCGTCTCAAACACTTCGAACTCATTTTTACTGCCTACAAAGTAGAACTTTTCGTTGTAGCATTCTCCCTGAGGAATGTGCGTCTTCCTGTAAACGCCGAGAACTTCTCCGTCGGAATCGACGACGGCCACAGAATTGTAATAATTGTTTCCGTCTTTTTCGAAGAAGGGAACGGGAATAACTACTTCGAGCTCCTTCGCCAGCTCCGAAAACGCATGAATGAGGAAGCTGTCTTCCGCGGTCTCTGCGAGCACAAAATGATCGGGATTCTGCTCCTGACAGAAATACTTCGCGTGAAAAAGCTCCTGAAGAACTACCACGTTCGCTCCTGCGGCCGCGGCATTTCTCACGACTCGTTCGGCGCGTGCGATATTCTCGAAGATATCGTTGGTGCACTTGAACTGAGTGACGGCGATGCAAACTTTGTCCATTGTATCTTATTGTGTCATAGCGAGCCTTACATAAATTGTTACAATTGTTGATACGATACTTTCAGGATCAAACGACCATTTTCATAAGTATATAACAATACGTATGAAAGTGTATTTCACAAAAATGTTTCGCACAACGACTCCCGCGTTTTACGGCGACGAACACACTCGTCGGATCATCGACGACATTCGTCGGGGACTCGTATGTCATCCGGCGACGACTTTTGTCGATACGAAACCTCAAGTGTGCTTCAACGACGAGCAATGGAAGGTGCACAAGAATATGCTGGCAAGAATCGCCAAAGAACGCAAGGTCAAGAAGACCATAGTTCAGAAAAGACAAGTGCGTAATCAGCGAGACGAATCGTTCGAACAGATAGAACTTCGCGACGATCGTCCGGTGTATCGCATCTGTGACACGACGTTCGCGATGAAGAAATACAAGAATTTGAAAGACGTAGACGGCACCTCAGTTGAACTCGCGCATATACTTAAGTCTCTCCACGGAGATCTCGACCGATACGACGGATACTTTTGGGTTCAAATGTGAAATTTCGTATCAACACACAAAAGTATAAAATTAATTACTATATGTAATAGTAAATGAGCACCAACATTACTTGGAAACAACTTGAAGATAGACTAAGACCTCTGGAAGAAGAGGTCAGAAAACTAAGACCTCTGGTAGAAGAGGTCAGAAAACTAAGACCTCTGGTAGAAGAGGTCAGAAAACTAAAAAATAAATTGGCAAAACTAGAATACTCGCTGATATACAGAAACATGGTGGCGAGAGTGACCGCTTCCGAGGATAGGAAGAAAGAAGCTAAGAAGAATCCCGTTCTCAGACAATATTTATCGGCTCCTCAAGGCAGAAATAGTAAACTTGACGTAGTCAAGAGACAATTACACGCGGTTGCTCACGCAGATAAACAAGGTAATAGAACCTATAAAAGAGATCCTAAAGATATAAGAAAAATGTCAAAAGCCATATATAAATCCAAAGAAAAAAGAAAGATACCAAAATGGAAAGAATTGACAGAGGAGCATAAAAAGGAGCATAACAGACGATGGGACGCTGAATTTTATAAATCCAGACCAAGATCAGTGTCAAGTGGAAGCAAAAGGAGCGGAACTACACCGAGTGTGGGATCCTTAGGAAGGAGTACTATATATGACACGATCGACCCGATGCACAAATTATTGACACAGAAAAACAAATGGCATGCAAATATTCCAAGAGCAAGATCTGTTTGAAATGAAGATTCTTTCCGGATATCATTTTTAAAACCCGATGTATTTCACCATAGTATCATGAGTCTGTAATACATCATTCACTATTGTAACAACTTCTTCGAAACGTTTCTCTCGAATCGCTTTCGACTTCTTGCTCCAATCGTTCTTCACGTCGACCGTGGGATTCACGCGAATCCATGACACTGTGTAATCAGGATACTTCTGGAGCAGCTCCGCCGTCGCGAGGTGCATACGATGTTCGTCACAATCATAGTCTCGATGCCCTTTCTCGTCGACTTCGAGACACACGATGATGCCATCGCCGAACACGATTCCGTCGAGTCTCGCAAACTTCTTCGATGTTTCGTCCGGATCGAATGTCACGACGAATTCTCGTTTGTGAACGTCGAGTTTGTCTTTCACGTAGTCGAAGAATGCTTCTTCGTGTTGCTTGTATCTTTTTCGTCGATCGTTGTTCGGATCACATGACATGCAGTAGTCGTGTCCATAAACTAATCGTGTTCTCACGGGACACGGCTTGTCATATCCGGGACATATATTGTGAACGACGTCAACCATATCGGGAGTCTTGCACTCCATGCAACATACTCCGGCCGTTTGCCCTGGAACGTTGAAACTCGGTATTTTTCCACACAAACATCTCTTACCAACTACATTGATCATATCATTGGTCTTGCACTTTGCACAACATACTCCGAATGTTTTATCTGGAACATTGAAGCTTGGATGTTTTCCACACGAACATTTTTTATGAGTGATGTCGATCATGTCATCAGTCTTGCATTTCGAACAACACACCCCGGTATTTTCTCCGAGTATGTTGAAATTAGTTTGATTTCCACAGGGACATCTCTTGTTCACAACATCGATCATATTTTCAGTCTTGCACTTGGCACAACATATTGGTTTCTTCTTTCCAGGAACATTGAAAGTCGGTCGTTTTCCGCATGAACACATCTTACTTTTGACATCAACCATCTCATATGTCTTGCATTTTACGCAACATATCGGCTTCTTTCCAGGCACATTGAAACTCGGTCGATTCCCACACGAACACTTCTTGTCAACCATATTTATCATCTTCGATGTCTTGCACTTCATGCAACATATCGCTTTCTTCTTCCCCTGGACATTGAATGTCGGTTGTTTTCCACAAGGACACATCTTTGTCACGACATTCACCATCTCGTCGGTCTTGCACTTGACACAACATATTGGTTTCTTTCCCGGAATGTTAAAACTCGGACGATTTCCACATGGACATTTTTGATGAACGACGTCAATCATCTCATCTGTTTTGCACTTCGCACAACATATCGGGATCTTTCCAACAACATTGAAACATGCTCGTTTTCCACATGCACATTTTGGCATTTGTATATACGATTACAAAGGACATTAAATTTGTATTTTGGTCGATACGAGTTTGTTATTTATTGATGAATAAAATATACACTTTTGTAATAAATGATCCCGGCTAATCAGTTCCAAAATTATAATTTTTCTGGAAAAGGGAGTTATTCGTTACAATTAGATCACATTTCTCTTGTTGATGCATATGATGATACTTTCGTGGGCTTAAATTCGGGCGACAAAGTCATTCTCGGTGGATCGTCGCAGCGAAACACAGCCGTCGGGGCGAATGCAATGAATTCGAGTCAAACGGTGTCAAATACGACAGTGATTGGAGCTTATGCAGGATCCTCGATTCAAAACTCTGAGAGTGACACGGGTGTTGGTGCAGGAGTATTGCAGTATGCTGCAAACATCATAGGACACACCGCTGTCGGATATAACTCTTCTCAGAATATAGAATCGTCGGCGTATAATACTTCGGTGGGCTGGAAATCGATGGGGAGATTTCGTTCGGGAGATCGCAATACAGCTATCGGTGCGGCTGCAGCGTACTATGGCTTTAACTTGAGCAACTGCACGATGGTCGGCGAATCTGCCGGAAGATATTCGAGGATAGGAGATCAGAACACGTTTTTGGGATCTTCGTCGGGAGCAGCGAGCGTGAACGGGTCTCAGAATACGTACGTCGGAAGCGAATCGGGGCAGTTCGCAGCCAACGGATCCGAGAACGTGTACGTCGGAGTTCGTTCCGGACAGAACAACGTCAACGGAGGGAACAACGTCTTCGTCGGGTACGAAGCCGGTATCAATGCGAACAACGTGTACAATACAATCATCATAGGATCGGGCGGAGGCGGAAATGCCACCAATATATCGAACAGCGTCATCATCGGGTATCAAGCGGGGGCCAGTCTCACGACAGGAAACGAGCTCGTCTTGATAGGCGCGTATTGCGGTCAGAAACTCACGAATGGTTCTCGAGACGTGTTCGTCGGGTTCAGCGCAGGGCAAAATTCCGTAGGCGAAAGTGATTCAGTGGCAATAGGTGCGTTTTCGGGGCAGAACGTCATAAACGGTTCGAACAACGTGTGGGTCGGATCGAACTCGGGGCAAAACGGCGTCGGCACCACGCAGACCGTCGGCGTCGGAGCTTTGGCAGGAAGGAACTCTGGAACATCAGTACGTTCTACATTCGTGGGTCATAGTGCAGGCTATACAGGCAGTCAATTCTCGACATACGTTGGTTACGAAGCTGGGTATGCGGCCAATGTCAATAGTCTATTTAACACCTCGGTTGGATATCAGGCTGGAAACGCGGAAACGGGAAGTTTTAATACGTCGATTGGAGCGTTGTCTGCTGATAGACTCGGCAATTTCAACACGACTGCCGGATATAGATCGGCATCTAATGTCACAGGAAGTTTCAACACGATCATGGGAACCAGCGCCGGGAGCGATGTCGGGAGCAATAATACGATCGTAGGGGCTGGAGCGGGAAGCAACGTTGGGAGCAATAATACGATAGTGGGAACCGGAGCGGGTTTTATTGCTCAAGGAGATGATAATACGTTGTTAGGAGCAGGTGCCGGAGCTAATGTCAGCGGAGTTAATAATTGTGCCATCGGTCAGCTCGCAGGGGCTCGAATGGGCCGATCGTCGAACAATACGTACGTGGGATCTCAGACCGGCACTCTAGCAGATAATGACAATCACGACGGATTTTTCAATTCATTCGTAGGTTTCTTCGCGGGGAACACCGGGAATAACAATACGTTCCTGGGAGCATTCGCCGGGTCGAATGTATCTGGAAGCAACAACGTCGTGATTGGTTTTAGATCGGGGCTTGGTGTGTCAGGAGAGCAAAACACGTTTGTAGGATTCTCTTCCGGAAACAATGGATATCGCAACACGGTGATAGGAAGTTTTGCAGGAGAAAGAATGAGCAACATATCGTCTAATAATACAATAATAGGAAGTCAGGCCGGAAATTCGATCACGTCGGCGACCGATAACACGATCGTGGGCGCCTCGGCGGGAAATACGCTCACCGACGGGACTCAGAATACGATTCTAGGAACTCGTGCAGGAGAAGGTCTGCAGCAGGGAGATCTGAACACTTTCGTGGGATTTGGTGCCGGTCGTAACGGAGATCGAAATACGGTAGTAGGAAGTTTCGCGGGAAATTTGACACAAAATACGGCGTTCGACAACACCGTAATGGGAAGCTTTGCAGGGGCCAGCATGACGACCGGCGACGATAATACCGTAGTCGGAAGTTATGCAGCAAACACCATGACCGGAGGCGGGCAAAACACCGTGCTCGGAACCAATGCAGGGTTCGGACTCCTGAACGGAACTCTGAATACCTTCGCGGGATACGCGGCGGGAAACAACGGAATACGCAATACCATCGTCGGAAGTCAAGCGGGGAACTCGATGACGATCACGGCCACAGACAACACCATATTGGGAAGCAGATCGGGAAATAGCATCACGTCAGGCGTCCAGAACACCATCGTTGGATCGAGTGCAGGAAACACGCTCGTTGCCGGTGACCAGAACACCATCCTCGGAAGTCGTGCAGGATATGGAATAGTAGCCGGAGGTCTGAACACGATTGTTGGATACGCTGCGGGAAACAACGGTTCGCGAAATACCGTCGTGGGAAGTTTCGCCGGAGATTCCACAACATCGGCAGTGGACAACATCGTCATGGGAAGTTTCGCGGGGGCGAGACTGACGACCGGATCGAATAACACACTCATCGGGGCAAATGTGGGTTTCGGCATGACCACAGGGACCTTAAACACTGTCGTGGGTTCCGAGTCCGGTGGGGGAACCACGGGAACTCGCAACACGGTTCTGGGAGCTCAGGCGGGTAATTCCATGACGGCCGGGACGGACAACACGGTCATCGGTGTCGCAGCAGGAAACACTCTCACCGATGGAATACAGAATACGCTCCTAGGAGCTCGCGCGGGAGAAGGACTACAACAAGGAGAACTGAATACGCTCGTGGGATTCGGTGCTGGTCGTAACGGAGATCGCAATACGGTGGTAGGAAGTCTTGCTGGAAATTTGATGATAGTAACGTCGGTCGACAATACTATCATGGGAAGTTCTGCAGGAAACACGATCACCTCTGGAATTCAAAATACCGTCATAGGAAGTGCCGCAGGATTAGGACTGGTCCAAGGAAATCTTAATACGATCGTAGGATTTGCTTCCGGACGAAATGGATATCGCAATACGATAGTAGGAGGTCAATCAGGAAGATTATTGGCGTTTAATTCGGCCGACAATATCATCGTGGGAGGTTTTGCAGGGACAGAACTCACATCGGGATCGAACAACACGCTCATCGGGGCCAACGTGGGGTACGGTATGACTATCGGCATTCGAAACACCGTCGTGGGAGCAGAGTCTGGCGGTGGAACAACAGGATCTCTCAACACCGTGTTGGGAGCTAGAGCTGGGAATTCTATAACTTCGGGATCGAATAACACGGTAATAGGTACTGGGGCGGGAAATTTAATCTCCACCGGCAATCTCAATACCGTCGTGGGATTCGAGGCCGGCGCTGGAGACACGGGATCTCTCAACACCGTGTTGGGAGCTAGAGCTGGAAATTCAATCACGTCTGGAACATTCAACACGGTAGTAGGAGCTAGAGCTGGAAACACGATCACTACTGGATTTTTGAACACCATCGTTGGATTCGAGTCCGGCGCAGGGACCACGGGTTCTTTCAACACTGTGTTGGGAGCTAGAGCTGGAAATTCTATAACTGTGGGGACAAACAACACGATCATCGGAGCTAGAGCTGGAAACACGATAACTACTGGAACTCTGAATACCATCGTTGGATTCGAGTCCGGTGCTGGAGCCACGGCAACTCGCAACACGGTGCTAGGTGCTCAGGCGGGAAATTCGATAACTGTGGGATCGAATAACACGATCATCGGTGCCGCTTCGGGAAACACATTGACTACCGGCAATCTGAATACCGTCGTGGGATTCGAGTCGAGTTCTGGATCGACGGGCTCTCGCAACACGACGTTAGGAGCTCAAGCGGGAAATTCTATATCTACGGGTTCGGATAACACGATAATAGGCTCTGGTGCGGGAAATTTAATCACCACCGGAGGTCAGAATACGATGGTCGGAGCTCGCAGTGCAGACGGACTTCAAACAGGAATTCTCAACACGTATGTGGGTTATGATTCGGGACGAAACGGCGATCGCAACACCGTCGTCGGGAGTCAATCGGGAAACCTGATGCAAATTGCGGCAACGAATAATACAATACTCGGGAGTTCCACGGGAAAAAATCTTCTCACGGGAACTCAAAACACGATCCTCGGTGGAGGGGCCGGAGAAGGTCTCTCTCAAGGAAATCTCAACACGTTCATCGGATTCGCCGCCGGACGAAACGGAGAACGCAATACGGTGGTAGGAAGTCTCGCGGGAAATTCGTTGACGAATGCATCGTTCGATAATACCGTAGTCGGAATTTCAGCCGGAGACGCCATTCAGAACGGATTTCAAAACACGATTCTAGGTGCATACGCAGGAAACACCATAGCTCTCGGAGGAAAAAACACGGTTCTTGGCGCCACCGCCGGTTTTGGTCTCACGGGAGGGTCGCTGAACACGTACGTGGGGTTCGGGTCGGGAAACAATGGACAACGAAACACCATCGTCGGAAGTCTTTCGGGACCTTCGATGACCATAACAGCGACAGAAAACACGATCGTCGGTTACAGGTCTGGAAACACCGGTTCACGAAACACCATCGTGGGATCTTCTTCGGGAATTTCTCTGGACTCAACCTCGGAATATAACACCATAATAGGTTCAGATTCCGCGCCACTCCTGACGTCGGGAGTATCGAACATGATCATAGGAGATCTGGCTGCTCTAGATTTCATCACAGGCGACTTCAATATCTTGATGGGATATAACTCCGGGCAAGGAATGACGACAGGAAACAATAACGTTTGTATTGCCCAGGGGGCGACCACAAAAGGATCTGATTGTATCACCTTAGGATACCAAGCAGGTTTGAACTCCACGGGAGATAAAAATATATTCATCGGAGAAGAAAGTGGAGCAGACACTCAAGGAAGTGACAACCTCGGAGTTGGAGCTCTTACTCGGTTTGGAAATGCTACACTTAGTACATATATAGGACGGGGCATATTTACAGGGGAAGATTTGACGTCACCCCTTTCTGTCATAACGCGAAATATTGGTGTGGGAAGAATTATAGAATTTGGTACGAGTTTTCTGGGGGCGTACAGAGGAAATATCAAAGACACTATCGGGATCGGTTCCGATCTACTCTTTCGCCCGGTGGGGGGTGCAGTTACGGCCCCTGGTATACACGATGTTATAACTGTGGGGCAAAACATTACAGTCAACAGAGGAAACACCGCGTGTGTGTTCGGCAGAAACTCTACCATCACCAATAAAAGTAATCTCGTGACTCTGTGCAACTCCAATAATTTCTTGACTCTGGACGAACGAGGAAATCTCACGATTACGGGGAGCGACGCGACCAAGAATGGCGGGAGCATCAATTGGATAACGACGTCCGACAGGAGACTGAAGAGTAACATACACCTCGCAAACACGATCACGTGCGAAAACTTCATGAGAAAACTCGACCTGAAGAGATTCACGTGGAACGATAACGAGACCGTGAGAGACAAAACGCAGCTCGGTTTCATCGCTCAAGAAGTAGAGGAACTCCTCCCCAAGTCGGTATCTACTCGCGAGTTTGCCAACATTCCAGATTGCAAACTTTTAGATACGAGTCAAATCATGATGACCATGTACGGTGCGTTGAAACGGTGTATATCTCGTATCGACGAACTGGAAAAAGTTTTGGCTCGTAATAATATATCGTAAAATTAAAAATATGTTTTATTATAATAATACGAATGAGTGTGTTCAAGCCGACGAAGATGCCCGTCCCGTCGTGGATGAAGATGAACGACGTCCTCATAGCCTACGAAACTCGAATGGACGATGCAGAAAATGCGATTGACGATGAAACCGAGGAGGAAAAAGACGAAAATATAAAAAGTTGGTGTGGCTATAGTTCCGCGACGATCACGGGTTGGAATCCTCGGAATCCTTCAAGACCTGTTATTAGCAAACCAGGAAAATGCAATATTGCGGCTGCAGCAAGACCAGACCTTCAACTGAGACATGAAGTGTGCAAAAAAACCGCTTACAGAGGTAAATTTACACAAAAAGGAGTGGGACAAGAGATATATGCTGGGTGTGATATGTACAATTGGGACAATACATCGAATGGCAAAGTATTCCCAGAATACGCTCATTGCATAAAGCCAGGAGGCATGCAATACACAGACTGTCAAATTGCGTGCTATGGATATCCCGATCAAGAAGGATGTGAAGCCATCAAGGCCATGAATCTCAGCGAAATACAACGCCAAAAAGTTATCAGGTCCTTACAATTAGGAAAACCAATAACGCCTCCCGCACCAGCGACAAAGGTGAACGTCGAAGCGACCTTAAAGTCCGTGACACCGGGCGCCATCGAAATATCGTACACCGATCCTAATACTCAAAAGCCCATGGTCGTCACCAAGACGCTCGTTGATATGTACAAGCCGAACGACTCGGTGTCAATTATCATCGCGAAACCCGCAGGAACATTCCTCGGATTCAACAAGAAATAATTATAAAAATATTGCTCGACTACTGAGTAGTATAAAATACGGTACAGTAGTCTTGACTACTCAGTAAAAATATTTTTTATTCTTTTTCCTGAACGTTCGAACAATCTATTATAATTAAACATTATATCGTGTACACATCATAATATTCGGATAAAAAAAACGATTCTTATACCGATTTTGAAGACGTGAGAAATGTACTGACGTTAGTCGTAGAAATCATATAAATAAAGTATAACTCCAAAGAATTGACGGAAGAAGAAAAAAGTTTGATAGACATTTTAAATACAGAAATACCACAGAAATGGTATGATTTTCAGTATAAATCATAAAAATCAATTCGTCTTATTTCCAAAAGTAATTACGTGGTAGATTTTATTTCCTTGTCAACATTGTTCGCGACCTGCGTGTAAAACTTTTTAGAATCGTGAGGGAGCTTGTACATTCTGTGATCCCCTGCAGCGCACATCTTGATGACGTCAGCACCTGGAATAGGTTCTTCTTTCTTTTTTCCGGTGTCATATTGCGGGTCGGCGAGCTCTCTCATCGCGGGTTGAATTTTCGGAGGCATGTACGGGATGTGATAGTCCTTGTCGTATATATCAGCGTTCTCAACCAGGTATTCGTTTCGATACTTCTTCAGGTCTTTTGACACTTCTTTCTTGGTCACGGGGTCCACGCATTTGACGACGTTCTTGTCGGCGTCGTATTGTATCACTGGTTGCTCCGCTTTCGTCCCTCGCGTGTACTTGAACAATATCGCCGGGATCTGTTGAGGGTCGGCGCCGCGTATTTCCGCGACGCACTCGGGATTCTTTACCGCGTCGTATACGGACTGTACCACAGACTTATCGGGGACCGTCAGATGTATGCTGACATTTGTGATAGAATTATTACTAGAATGGTCTCCCAATATAACGTTGTGATCACCGATAGATGCCAGATGATCTTCTTTTAGAATAAATTCCTTAGATTCTGATTTCATGTCATGACCACATTTGGTCTTTTTGTGTTTGGTCGCATTTCCATTGTGATTTGTTTCGTAACCACACCCACACGAATACAACGTGAATGTATAAATCTTCATAACTACTATAATCAAACATAAAACTATTAAATTAAAAACGAAGTATCTATACTACGTATACCATGATCAACACGGGTCTGCAGTTTTCAAGGTATACATACATATGATTTATTTTTTTTTTTTTTTTGAAAATTAGTTATTTTTTCAAAAAAAATTTTTTTCAA